GACGCACAGTTGGTAGATGGATTTGATTTTAAGTTCGAACCCAGTCATGCTAAGGGTTATTATAAACCCGAAAGCGAAAACCTATATATCTGGGCCAGTAAAAACCCTGTAAACGGCTTGACATACGGTTATGGAGGTGTTAAACTGTTTCCAAAGATGTATCTTTTAAGTAATAAAATTACCAGTGTCGACTTTACTACAGGCTTAGGTATAGATACAATCGTCAGTAAACAGATAAGCAATATTACCAAATTCAATTATGACGAGTTCTTTACGTGGCGTGCAGCCTTTCGTGAAGTTGTTAAACTCAGTAGCGGTATGATTTTGGAAGAACTCAGCAAACGCTTGCCTGCTGAACAGATGATTAAGATTGACTTAGAGAATAAACAGCGAATAAAAGAATGGATGACCGCATTACCCGAAGCAGAATTCGGCGAGTGGGCAATAAAAGGATCGCAGGACGCTATTGCATTTGTCAACAGTTTAGACAATAATCTAGATAGTCTTGCTAAAATTAACGATATCGATTGGATGAAGAATGAGTTTACTAGACAATATTTTTAAAGAATTTGAAGAACAAAGTCTAACACTGCAATTAAGCACAGTGCCTGTAGTGTTTTTAAGTTTCGACGAGCCTAACTGTCGTGCGCACTTTGAAGAACTAATCAAGCATCACCCTAATCCCGCATTGGTAAAAAACGTACACGGTGTCAAGGGTTTTGATGCGGCACACAAAGCCGCAGCCGAGGCAGCAGGTACTACTAGATTCTTTACGGTGGATGCAGACTGTCTAGTTAATCCCGAGATTTGGAACAAGAAAGTAATTTTCGACAAAGACAATCAGCACGCAACCTACAGTTGGAGCAGTCGTAATGCTGTTAACGGATTGATCTACGGCAATGGTGGCATCAAGTTGTGGTACGCTCCTTATGTTAAAAACATGAAAACACATGAAGCCGCGGACGCTGAAGATGCAAGGGATAATGTGGACTTCTGCTGGGACTTTGAAAACTATAAGCAGATGAATGAAACATATGGCACAGTCTATGCAAATGGCAGTGCCAAACAGGCGTTTCGTGCAGGATTCCGCGAAGGCATTAAAATGGGATTGGATCAAGGTAACCTAGTTGATCTAACCAAAATTACCTACAAGATGTATCCCAGTAACTTTAGTCGTTGGCTAATTTGGATGACCGTTGGCGCAGATATTGAAAACGGCGACTGGACTATCTACGGTGCTAGACTTGCAGCCTACATGCTGTATGCCAAGCAGTTCGATCATACTGTTATCAAAGACTATGAATGGTTTGATACATTCTGGCAAAAGACCTACGACGATACCAATCATGGCGAATACTTGATTGACAAGAACAACGAACTTTGCAGTCTGCTTAATACAGAACTTAAACTGCCAGTGGTCAATTTAGATGCCGCACAGAGTCTGTGGTTCAAGCATGTGTTTATTAATCCGCCTAAAGGTATGAACTGGGGAAATGTATTGGAACACAGTCCTTTACCATTGTATGGATTTAGAGAGCCACGCTGGGGTAAAGAATGATACCTATTTATTTTTTAGAAAATGGAGAAGCTAACGCAGACGAAAATTTTGCTAGACTTTGTGAGTTTACTACTAGTGCAAGAAGATTCAAATCAGTAGGCACTATTTTTCAAAGTCACAAAGCAATTGCAGAGTCTGTGGCATTTCCCATGTTCTTTGTAGTAGATGCAGATGCGTGGATTGTAGACGACTTTGAGTTTCCAGTATTCATGGATCTCCAGCCTAAGACTGTGGGTGCATTCCGTGCTAGAAATCCTGTCAACGGACTAGTATATGGACATGGTGCAGTTAAAGTATTTACAGTAGACTGTTTCGCTGATATCGATCAATTAGACAGACCAGACATGAGCAGTACTATTGCTGAACACTATAAAGTCATACATACACTCAGTAATGAGCATCGTTTTGCAACGGATGGTTGGAACACGTGGCGTACAGCATTTAGAGAAGTAGTCAAGTTAGCCAGTGGCATTAACAAGAATAATAAAAATGATGAAACACTCAAGCGTTTAAAAGTATGGACTACTAGTGCAGAAGGCGATTTTGCCGAACAGGCATTAGCGGGTGCAAAAACAGCATTGGCATATGTGCAACAACATCAAACAGATGTGGCAAAACTAAGTTTGGTAAATGACTACAAATGGCTTAAGGAACAGTACAATGCAGCCTTTTGAATTATTAGACAGATTTGAACTGTTGGAACAGGATAACGAAAATCTCAGCTTGTTGAGACGCAGTTATATTGACAAGGACTTGTCCAGTATTTTTAAATTATTGTCCTTGACTAATGACGAAGCTGTTACAGAAGAAATACGTAAAGCAGTATTAGAAAAAAATCTCTATAGTTTATTTAGACTAATCACAGTTCCATTGGAAAAAGAAGAATGGTACGAAGACTTTAGACGTTCGGTTACAGAACAAAACATGTATTGTGTTTTTAGACTGGTTCAATTTCATGCGGATTCTTCCGAATGGATTGACGATTTTAGGCGTGCAGTAACTGAGCATAATCTTTATAGTTTGTTTAGATGTATGGCCTCGGAGTTAAATGTTGACAACTTGGAAGATTTTAAAAGTGCAGTTACAGAAGAAAATCTGCATAGTATTTTTAGACTGGTAGAAAATGAACACCTTCGTAAATTTGTACTGGAAGATAATCAATGGAGCATGTGGAAGTTGTTAGCTGAATACACTCCCACCCAGTTTGTTGCCGCTTTTAAAAATTTCTTCGTCAATAATATTGACATTAACGATGACTGTCTAAGTCGAGGACAAGTACAAAGTAAGTTATGGCTAGTTAGAGAACTTAAAAAATTAGACTTAGACTTAGGTATGGTATTTCTTTGTGCAGGTTGGTATGCTACACTATCTACAATGATGTTTGAAGCTGGCTTGAAAATTTTTAAACTTCGTAGTTTTGATATTGATCCTACTTGCGTTGCTATAGCAGACAGATTTAATAAACCATGGGAAATAGATCAATGGAGATTTAAAGCTGTTACTGCTGATATTTTAAATCTAAATTATAGTGAAACAACCTATGAAGTCTATAAGCCAGATGGTTCTTCGTCTTCATTTACTGATATTCCAGATACCATAATTAATACCAGTTGCGAACATATACCAAATTTTGATCAATGGTATGCCAAGATTCCAGAAGGTAAATTACTAATACTACAGACAAATAATTACTTTGAAATTGAAGATCACATTAACTGTAGCGCCAGCTTGGAAGAATTTCGTGCGCAATGCCCGATGCAGGAAGTCATGTTTGCGGGCAAATTGGCATTAGACAAGTATACGAGATACATGTTAATAGGACGTAAGTAATGGATTTAGACAATTTAGAAACTCGTGAGCTACAAAAGGAATGTGCTCGTGCCATGATGACAATATCTGGCACTAACAATAACTTGAGTAAGTATAATAAAAAAGCTCCTCACAACAGTCACAATTGGTATAAAGCCGTTGTAGTAGACTATGTTGCCCAATGGGGCGGACTACCTAGCCAAGCAGGTCCAGGTAAAGAAGTCAAACTTATAATGGATAATTAGTATGGTAAAAGATTCGATCGAACAAATTACAGATGACCTTGTGTCTTACATGAGATATAAATCCAGTTGCCTAGTTTGCAAATGCCCAGCACACTGTATGCACAGTTGTCAAGAATGCGAAACATGCCCTGACTGCGAATGCGAACAATGCCAACAAGGCAAGGAATTTAATTAATGTACAAGTATAAAGATATTAGAATGGTCCACTTGGAAATTACACAGGCTTGTCAAGCAGCCTGTCCCATGTGCGACAGAAACGAAAATGGTGGAGTAGACAACAAACACATGACTAATGCAGAGCTTAGTTTAGAAGACTGCCAAAAGATTTTCAAGCCAGAATTCATAAAACAGTTAGAAGTCATGTACATGTGCGGCAACTTGGGAGATCCGATTGTAGCCAAAGATACATTAGAAGTATTCCGTTATTTTAGAGCTAACAATCCTAAAATGTGGCTCAGTATGAATACCAATGCCGGGGCAAAAACAGCAGAATGGTGGGCAGAACTTGCAAGCGTTATTGGACGCAATGGTACTGTTATTTTCAGTGTTGACGGGTTAAGTGATACTAACCATTTGTATAGACAAAATGTCAACTGGGCTATCGTAGAACGCAACATGCGAGCATTTATTGCCGCAGGCGGAAGAGCTCGCTGGGACTATATTATTTTCGAACACAATCAACATCAAGTAGAAGAAGCCGAAGCATTGGCAGCTGAATGGGGAGTCGAAAAGTTTATGAAAAAGAAAACTGGACGCTTCTTCAGTACTAGTAAACACCAAGGTAAAGAATCTCATCAAGCACAAAACCGCAAAGGTGTACAGACAGTTACACTAAAAAAGCCCAAAGAAGAATTTCAAAATCTAGCGATGGCTAAAGAGAAAGAATTAGTCAAAACTTACGGCAGCATGATTGACTACTACAACAAGTGCGAGGTTGAATGTAAGGTTGCCAAAGAAGGCAATATATTTGTCACAGCAGAAGGCCTATTATTGCCCTGCTGTTGGACTGCGGGTCGCATGTACAAGTGGTGGCACGAAGATTATCGCACAGAACAAATTTGGGACTTTATTGATCGTGCTGGCGGCAAAACTGGTATCAGTTTGTTGGATAACGATTTAGAGCAGGTGATTGACAACAGCGGACTATTGCAAGACATAACAAACAGCTGGAGCAAACCTTCTTTAAAAGAAGGTAAACTTGGTGTATGTGCAAACAAATGTGGAACAGAGTTCGACGCATTTAAGTTGCAGTTTGAAGAATAACATGTCATCTAAAACATTCTGTATCGTGCCGTGGATACATTTGCATACATGGCCAGATGGCAGAGTCATTCCCTGTTGCATAATGACACCGGACAAGTCTATTGGTAACCTTAAGGACAATACACTAGAAGAACTGTGGAACAGTCAGGGCATGAAAGACATGCGCAGTTTGATGCTATCGGGAGAAAAAGTCTCTGCTTGTAATCGCTGTTATCAAACTGAATCAAACGGACTAGTTAGTCATAGACAAAATTCCAATCAATTTTTTAATCAGCATATCGAGTGGGCAGAGACAAATACCAATCAAGATGGTTCTGTAGATAAACTAAATTTGATCTACTGGGATTTTAGATTTAGTAATATCTGCAATCTAAAATGTCGCAGTTGCGGACCAAATTTAAGTAGTACATGGTATGATGACCATGTAAAAATGGCACCGGGTTATCGTAAAGAACCTAGGGTTATACATGTAGAAGATAATTCAAAAGAAAACATCTTTCGCTATGTTGACCAGTTGATTGACACTGTAGAAGAAGTTTACTTTGCAGGTGGTGAGCCATTGGTAATGCCCGAACACTATGACATATTGGAAAAACTAATTGCGGCTGGTAGGACTGATTGCAGACTGCGCTACAATACCAATCTGAGCAAGCTGACGTTCCGTGGGAAAAATGTCATGGACTATTGGCAACAGTTTGAAAAAGTAAAAGTATATGCCAGCATTGATGCAATCGGTGCTCGTGCAGAATACTTGAGAAGTGGCACTGACTGGACCTTAGTAGAAGAAAACATCAAAACTATCGTAAACTTCGACAAGAATGTCATGGCAATTGGAGCAACAGTTCAGCTGGCTAACGTATTACATTTGCCTGAAATGGTGGATCATCTCTTGAATCTCGGTGTGAAATATGTTACAATTAGTCTTAGTAATATACTATCTTGGCCCAACTATTACTCAATTCAAATTTTACCGGAACAATTAAAACAGCAGGCAAAACAACAATTGTTAGCACATTTAGATACTATGGAAAAGGATATTCGCAAAATATTCGAACCCCAATATAATGGTATTATAAATTTCATGCAACATGAGCCGGATAACAAGTTGCAATTGCAACAGGAATTTAAACAGAAAACGCAACAGTTAGATTCTATCAGACATGAAGAACTAAGTACTTGTTGCCCAGAACTAAAAGAGTGGTATCAATCTATATGACAACAAAAAAAGAAATCAGCAAAACATTTTGTATTTTACCTTGGGTACATTTAAGTACTCGCCCTGACGGACAAATGCGTGTCTGTTGTACTGCTAATGCATCAAGCGTTGGCCCTACTAATGATAAACTGGGCGGTGGTAACGTAGGTGTGCTGAAGGACGAAGAAGGTAAACCTAATAACCTAAACGTAAGTGACTTTTTGTCTAGCTGGAATAGCACTTACATGAAAAACGTTCGCAAGCAAATGCTCAACGGAGAAGAACCGCCAAGTTGCACTAAATGTTATAAAGAAGAACGTGCAGGACATAACAGCAAGCGCATGTGGGAAACTCGCTATTGGAGCGAGCGTACTGATGTGGACAAACTGATTGCAGAAACAACTCCGGACGGAGAAGTGCCTCCGCAATTGACCTATATTGATTTGCGATTTGGCACTAAGTGTCAACTTGCTTGTGTTATGTGCAGTCCGCATGATAGTTCAGGCTGGATTAAAGATTGGCAAGCAGTATATCCTACACTGGAAAATCAATTAGTAAAAGATGTATGGCAATGGGACAACAAAGGCAGTATCAATGGATCTAGTTACAACTGGCATAAGAATAATCCTGTGTTCTGGGAACAGTTCTATCAACAGATTCCCAATATGAAACAGTTGTACTTTGCAGGTGGCGAGCCTCTGATCATTGACGAACACTATGCTATCCTTGAAGAATGTATTAAGCAAGGCTATGCCAAAGATATGGAAATCCGTTATAACAGTAACGGCATCGAATGGCGCGAAGACCTGTTTGAATTATGGAGTCACTTTAAACTTGTACGTTTCCACTATAGCGTAGACAGCTTGTTTGAAATGAATGAGTATATTCGCTATCCTAGTGAATGGAAACGCACAGAAGAAGTATTCCATATTCTAGATACACAAACTACTGACAACGTAGAAATCACAATTGCTTGTGCTGTTAACGCTCTTAACATCTATTACATCCCAGACTTTTTAAAGTGGAAGTTACAGCAGAACTTTAAGAAAATCAACATGTGGCCTTTCGGCGCAGGTGGTATCAACTATCACTTTGTCTACTGGCCTGCATACTTGAACGTTAAAGTATTGCCGCAGTGGTTTAAAGACGAAGTAGAGAAAAAATATTTAGACTTTATCCCTTGGTGGAGCGAAAATTGGCAGTTAGGTTTGCCTAGTTGGAAGCAAGGTAAAGTTACACACGATGAGTGGCTCAACAGCGGGTATGGTATCAGTCGATTGTTAGGCATGGTCAAGTTTATGAAAAGTGAAGACTGGAGCAATCGTTTGCCAGAAATGAAAGACTATTTAGAAAAAATTGATGCACACAGGGGTACTAGTTTCTACGAAACTTTTCCAGAAATGAAAGATATTTTTTCCAAATGACACGTATACCTAGTTTGTTCGACCGCAAATCCTTTTGTGTTCTTCCTATTATACATGCATTTGTCAAGCCAGATGGGCGTGCGGGACTTTGCTGTATGAACGGTTCAGAACGTATTGGAAATACCAATGACAATACATTTCAAGAAATATATTCTTCAAACAATACTAGTTTAAGAACTATTAGAGAAAAAATGATTTTAAATGAAGAGCTTCCTGAAAGCTGTCAAAAAATTTGTGGTAAAGACGATTTATATGCACATAATAGCTAC